AGTTCTTGTATTTGTCAAGCAATGCTGTGAAACTGAAATATATATCATCAGATGTCATTGATGATGTTCAGCTTCAAGATTTGCTTCAAAACGTGATTTGTTCATCTCAAAGTCTGTATGATGAAATTCAAACACCATATTCAGCTTTCATTGAATCTGGCAGTTCTGCACATCACAACATCATTTCAAGAAGTTTCAAATCATCTGGTATTGTTTCAAATCAAGCTGTATATTCGATTTCAAGCATTCACCAGTCATTCAATTGTAGTTTCTTGAAAATTGCACGTCTGTCATAAATTATCAAATAATCAGTTCACTTTGTTCATTCATACGCAGTTCAATTCATTTTGTCTATACTTGCGACTGGCTTGTTTTTCAAATAGAATTCAAGTCATCTCGCAGTGTCAAAGATTCATCTTGATTCGATTGTTTGCGTTCTTGTTCATTTCGCAAAATCATCAACTCAACAAAGATGATTCAATTTTGATTCTGCTGAATTCAGAATTTTCGTCAAAAGTGCGTCTTGACTTGTATCTGAAACGTCTATTCATAGATATGATTTGAATTCTGCAAGTGTTGAATACATTGTGATTTGATTCTTGATAAATTATTTCTTTTTGCTGACTTTCTTTTCAGCTTTTTCTTCTTTTGCTTCTTCTTGAACTTCTTCTCGATGATTTCAATATGCTCTTAATAAATAATCAGCCATTGATTCATCGAATTCGTGTTTTTCTCATTTCTTCACAGAAACTCAATCAACAACTTCATCTTCAAGAATTGCTTTCAATATTTTCTTCTTCATTTGATGAATAGATATGAAATAAATTCTTCGGAAGAACGACACGAAGCCGTTCTTCCATTGAATATATATTGACTAAACTGTTGCGTTTACTCAAAGTCAAACTGTCTTTCAAAGTCCAGCTTTTGAATTCACGATTGCAAATCAGAACTCAAATGTTGCAACGATGTTCACACCTTTTCAAAGAACACGTCCAACTTCGATTTGAAGTGGCTTTCAGAATCAGTATTGAACAGCTGGCTTGTATATACAAGCGAAACTTCCTTTTGTGTTGTTTGCAGATGTTCAGTCAACAAGTCCAGAAGTATTTGTCAAAGCTGGGAAGTATTTTGAAACTAATACGTCAATATTCCAGATTTTAGCAAGAACACCAGCTGATATTGTTGCGTTTGGTCCGAACTTGTCCATAGTGATTAGTTCAGAAAGTTGCAATGTTTTGTTGTAAACATTAGCTGGCTCAATGAACAATAAATTGTTCAACTCACCTTGGTATCTTTCATCAAGAACATTCTTCACAGATAAGTATGAAGCAGAAGTGATTGTTCAAACTGAAACGGCTGTATTTGCAATTCCGACTTTTCTGATTCCATTTGTTCACTGTGTGAAATATGGTGCACCAGTATATGTTCAGTTGATGTTTCAACTTGCAGAAGCAGTGTCATCAGCATTGATGATGAAAGCGTCGATTGTTTCACCAGCACTTCTGTTGATTCTTTCTCTGATTATTGCTTCAAGTCTGTCTGTTGCATAAGTCAATTCTCTGTCTGATACAGAAACAGTTGTGATGAACTGTCATTGACTAATTACAACAGAATCAGTCATTGGTCCATTGTTTGCTGGTGTAATACTTCCAGCACCAGTTGTCCATTCAGAATTTCATTGGAACAATGAAGCTTCACCGATTACAGGAACTTTTTCTGAAATCGCCATATTGTTTCAGTGATTTCAAGGAAGCAATGGCAATAATCTTGAATAATTTCAAAGCATATCAAGTAAAGGGTCAGCAAGAACATTTGTAGGAACAAGTTCTGTTCAGAAATTTGTTGCACCAGTGTTCATCACTTCGTTGGCTTTTTGTTCTTCAACGACTTCTTCTTCTTTTGCAACAACTTCTTCTTCTTTTATCTCGAATCAAGCTTGTTTTTTAGCTTCGAGAACGATGTCTTTTAGTTTCATTTGTAAAAACGATTAAATAATAAATAATTTATAAAGATTTGATGATTGACGCAATGTCAAAGTATCATCATTTTTTCAGTGGTCTCTTATATTGAAGTCCACTATTGACTGGTGTGTTTTTCACAGCAGTCGCCATTCTATCAATAGTCTCGACTGATTCAGCGAAAAGCTTTGTCATTGTCTCAACTTTTGATTCAAGCGATTTGATTTTTTCATCTTTTTCTGCAAGTTTCTCATCAAATGATTTTTGAAGCATTGCAAATTCAGATTTGAAATCGAATTGCTTTTGTGATTCAGTTTCAATTGATTTCGTTTCAACGACTTCGTCATTGTGTGTTTCAACAACTTCTTCATCGTTCGCTTGTGTTTCAACAGCGTTTTCAGAATCTTCTTCAACTGATTCTTCATCTATTTCAGAATTTTCATCTGCTTCATTATTCACAGATTCGTCATCAGAATCTGTTTTGTTTTCGGCTTCTTCAACTTTTTCTTCTTGTTCAACATTCTCGTTTTCTTCTTCGCTCATCTCTTTTGTTTCAACTTCTTCGTTTGGGTGTTCTTCTTCAACTGCTTCTTCTGATTCAGATTCATCAGTTTTTTCTTCTTCTTGAACATCTGTTCATTCTTCAACTTGTTCTTCGCTCTGTTCATTTTCGCTTCAATCTTCAACTGACTTTTCTTCATCATTTTCAACAGCTTTTTCTTCTTCAACTGTTTCAGCTTCTTCAACTTTTTCTTCTTCAACATTATCAGCAACTTCTTCATCAGCTTGTTCTTCGCTTTCTTCTACTTCAAGCAAGTCTTCAACTGACTTTGAAAGTGCGTATGGGTTCATCGGAACTGAAACAACACTGATTTCATATAGTTCAAGGTCTTTGATGATGTTTGTCATATCGTATGTTCAATCTGCAAGTTCACGAACATCTGTTTCATAATCTTTGATTGAATATCAGATTGAGAATGCACGAAGCACTCAATTTTTTATCAAATCAATCACTCAATCAGTGTTCTGTGAAATCTTCGCTTTGATGAACAATCAATTGTCATCAATATCAGCTTCTTCAACTATTCCGATTGGCTTGTCTGTTTTGTGTTGAAGCAAGACAATTGGGTTTGTCATATATCTTTCAAGTGCTGATTGAAAAGCTTTTGGCTCGACGATGTCTCATCATCTGTCTTTGTCTTTCGTTGAAGCATATCACGAAATTTCAACTGCTCAATCTTCCAAAGCTTGAACAGATTTTGTTTCTCGCAGTGATTGGAAGTATCACTTTTCTTTCACGAGTTTGAATTTCTTCATCTTTCTTTTATAAAATATAAATCGATTATTTTTTTCTTCTATACAACATCGTGCAACGACAATTCGGTCATCACGGTGCAATATCTACTCACACGCTTGAATATATGTGTGAAAGATTCACTCGTCATTCTTCTTCACATTCACGATGTTCTGGTCTCACTCTTGAATCGTGGCACGTTTCTCGTTTCTTCTCCATTTCAATTCATACATCACTCAATTGTTTGATTGGCTGATAGTTTCAATATTCGTATGCTTTTCACATCTCACTCACTGCAATCGTATTCGCACGTCATTTTCAGAACAACACTTCACTTTTTGCTTCAATCTGTTTCGCAACTTCATCAACAGTCAAATGATTATCTATTCAATTTTTCAGTATCTGAATCACATCGTGCTTTGTTGTGAAACTGATTGCTCATCTATAATTCGACAACTGTAATTCTCATCGCTTGTTCGCATAATTATCAATCGTGTCATAATAGTATCTGAATCAATTTTCTATCAACAAAGGCTCGAACAGTCTGAAACTTCTCTTGTATCACTTTTCAACAGCTTTCTTGATTTGTGGCTTCATATCTTCCAGCAAATCATCAACTCACATCTCTTTTCGAAATCATCACAACGGCTCATTGTTTTCAACATCGTATCGGTCTTTCTTGTCTGGGTATAGATGAACGTGTTCATTGTTCAGATTGTTTCGTGTGATTTCGATGTTCAATTTGTAATTCTCATACAAATCTTTCACGTTGTTTTGCAAGAATTCACTTTGTTTCTTGAACGACTTTTCAATGATTGTTCTGATTTTCAGTTCTCTTTTGAGAAGTCTTCTATAATCTGCTGAAACGCTCATTGATTATGTTTCGTCAGAATATAAAACTGGGTCAAGTGCAATATCTTCAAGCAATACAACGTTTCTTGAAACAAGCAATTTGTCAGCGTTTTCATCTGGCAATGCTTCAAATCATCTTTCAATTCTCGCTTCATTGATTGTCATTATTCAGCTTGCAACATCTTTTCTCAATCAGTCCATTCGTTCTTGTGTTTCTTCAAGTTGTTCTCAATCAGCTTTGATTCGTAATTTTGCGAATAAATCTGGTCTAAACATTTCAAGCAATTTGTTCAATATATGTTCGAAATCTGCTTCAAGTGGTCTCAATGTTCACTCGATGAATTCTTTTCTTTGATTATTTCAATTTGAATAGTTTACTGTTTCAGTATATCACAAGATTGTCTTTGGCACACCAAACACAGCTGAAATCTTTTCTGTTGTCAGATGTCTTTGATTGATGAATTCCATATCACGTGGTGTCAATGATATTGTTTTGATGTCTTTCACTCATCAAGCAACCATTGTCTTGTGTTGATTATTGCTTCATTTGAATTGTGCTTCAAATTGGTCTTTTGCGTTCTGCATTTCTTCATTTGATAGATTGTCATCAAGAAGAAGCAATGCTGACGGAATCGCTGAATTCTTATAGAATGAATAGTTTGTTTTCTGTGCTTCAAGGTCTGAAAGTGCGTCATATACACATCAGTTCAATACTCACATTCAATCAACTTGTGAATTCACTGAATCTTCTCGTTTGAAGAATGCAAGTTCATTCGGTGCGTATGTTTGAATCTTTCATTGACTTTGAACTGTGAACTTTGTGATGAATCAATATACATCAACAGTCTTTGAAACAAGTCTTGAATCGATGATGTCAAATCAGATTGTTTGTCATCAATCGTTCTTGATTGGTGCAATATACAATTCTCACGAAAGCATATAATTTCTGTATAGGTCTTTCTTCCATTTCAAGAAAGTCGGTGCTTTGAATAAGTCTCGAACTTCATCAGTGATGATGTTGTTTTCGATTGTCTTTCTCTGATTATCTTGTAAGTATATTCAATTTCTTGCAACTCAATTCGCAATCTTCTGAATTGCTTGACGAACATCTCAATTGTATTCATACAGCATATAGTATGTATTCAAATCAAGAGAATATTCGTTTCTCAATAGTGAAGAAAGACTTTGAAGATTATTCGAAAAAGATTTTGTTCTGATTCAAAGCGTTTTTGAAACTAAACTTTTGATTTTTTCTGCGAATCACATTCAGACGTCTTGTGATATAAATATCATTGTGTGCATTATAATCACGAACTATGAATGCACAAAACATTTCGAAAAAAAGTAGGTTTTCACCTACTTCTCTTTTGATTCATTCAGTTTGAAATCAACTGTCGGAATATTCTCGATTTTCACTTCAATGATTGAAAAGCAATCTGGCAATTCGATTTTTTCTGGAAGCTTGAAATCATATCAACAACTGTCTTTTGCTTCTTGAAGCATATCAACATATCGATTGTATGTTTCAACAATCTTCACGAACTTGTCTTGAAATTCGTTTGCTCATTTCACGCATTCACGCAATGAATTCAAACATTGTGCAAGATAGTTCATTTGCTTGTCAATCGACATTGTTTCTTCAAGATGTCTGTCTTCTTCAACCTTGAAAGTGAATTCATCGATTTTTGTGTAAGTTCTTTCTGACATTTTGTCTGATAATTAAGAATAAAAATATCTCAAACTATTCTTTCTTGCGTTCTTCAAGTGCATTCGCTCTTGATTCAGCATATTCGAATAGATTTGGGTCAAGTTTGTCTTTTTTCTTCTGAATGTATTTTCGAAACTCAAACATCGTGATTTCTGTCGTGAATCTTTCTTCTTCTCAATCTTTGTTGATTTCATTCAGAAACATCATCATCTGTCTTTCACAAACAACGACTTCATAAGCTTCGGCTTTTTGAACTGGTGAATATCGTTCAGATTTTCTTCTCATCTTTTTCTAAAATGAAGAAATAAAAAAGCTCTTGTTTTGCTGTTGCATTGCGAGAAGCATTGCGTCGATTCTGTCATCGTGTTCTCAATTTGGGAATGAAAGCAATTGCTCAATCAATACATCATTTCAATATCACGGTGCGAAGAACACTTTCTTGTCTTCGAACAACACTTGTTTTTCAAGAAGTCTTGTTGTTTTGTCTTTGATTGTTCTGTATTCTTGAACAGCCATTCACAAACGCTTGAACACGTTCTTCAAGACTTGTTGATAAGCAACTGTTTCAACAATCACACGTTTTGCATTGTATCTTGAATAATTCTGAAACACGATATTTGCAGAAGCTCAAATGTCTTTCTCTTTTCAGTTCAATCAGATTGATTCAAGGTGATAGATTCTATCTCATTTGAATCACGTGATATTGATTGCATATTCATCGCTTCACTCTTTTTCACTCACAGCTGGGTCAACTCAAATCTGAATGAAATCGAATTCATATCATCTGCAATTTTCATCATACTGAATCATATCTCTTGAAATGATGTGTTGTCAAAGAACATAAGGAATCAGCATATAGTTCTGATTGAATGATATGCTTCAAAGTCTTCTGCGTTCAGATTCAAGCGATGTGTATTTTCTGTTTGAATCTCTTATTCATTCATTCAGCTTTTCAGCTTCTTTGTCTGTTTCAACAAATCTGTTTCGAACAATATGATTGTCTTTGTCATATATCGGAATTCTGATTGTGATTCGATTCTTGTCTTTTGCAATGTGTTCACGAAAGCGTGGCACAAGTCAATCTTCATAGATTGTATTTCATAGAAATATCATCTGCGTTGCATTCGTTGTTCATCAAAGAACTTCATTCAATAAGAATTCAAAGTTCTTGTCGATTTTCTTTTTTGAATCTGTGCTGTTGATTGTATCTACATCATCAAATATCAATAAGTCTGGTCTGAATTTTCAATCTGGTGCTGTATAGTTTTTTCATCTCGGTGATGTTCACAAACTCATCGCTCTGACATAGCAATCATTCTCTGTGATGAATTTATCAATACGCTTGATTTTCTTCTGTCATCATCTGATTGCATATTCTGGGTAGTATAAGTTTCAATAATCACGCACGAATCTTTCTCATCAATCAGTGTCTCAAATGAAACTGTTCGCAATATAAGTCAGATTTTCTTCTGCATTGTCGATTGTCTGTGCGTATCGCATAATATTTCTCTTTTTCTTGTATGCGATACATCGTGAAACGAACATCTGTGCAATCGTTGTTTTTGCACTTCATCTGAATCACTCAATGAACACATTCTTTCATTCTTCAAGTGCGTCGTATATCTCAATCAAACAATCTGGCGTGTCGAATGTGTAATATTCAAGAAAATAGAACTTGCAGAAATCAAAGAAGTTGCGTTCAAAATATTTGTTTCTCAACAAACTGCTTTTTTTCAACATCTCGATTGCTTGTTCTTGATTCATTCAATATTTGTTTTTGATAAATGTCAATATGTTGTGTTTTTCATTCCACCGTCGGAAGCGATGTTCACTGATTCAGCTTTCTGTCTATTCTTTTGACTTTTTGATTTTTTGTGATTTTCAGCTGAACAACATATCAAGTGCTTCGCTTTCTTCATCAGTCAATCACTCGACTTTGTTCGCATTCATATTGTAATTCGCTCAAATCGTTGCTGGCTCACCGAGTTCTGTCTTGAACATCTTCAAGATTTTTTCAGCGTCTGACACATCAAGCGTTCATTTCTTCTTTGGGTCTTTACTCGTTTCGACATACTTCTGAACATATCAAAGCAATAGTTCAAGAACGTCTTTCTTTCATTGCATAAGTGCTTCAAGTGGCACAGACAATTCTTTTGCTTGTTTTTCTGCATTGCGTTCAATTGCTTTCTCGACGATTCTGGCTTTTCGTTCTTGTTTCTCTTTTGCTCGTCATTTCGTAGCAGTTGCAAGCTGTTTGTTTTTTGCTGTGTCTTTGTTGTAATTTTGTATGAAAAACGGCTGAACTTCATCGATGTCTGATTCAAAGAATTCAAGCTTGATTGCTGGTCGGTCGTATTGATATTTCATCTACAATTTTTTCAGAAGATAAAATATGATTTTTCTCTTTCGTCTTTTCTTGTGCGTTCTGAATAGATTGAATTGAATATAGTCAAGCAACAGTTCAGCGAAGTCGCACAATTCAAGATTCTTTTGTTTGTGATTTCTGCTTGTGGTGTTTATCACTAATCACAACAGATTCTTCATTTTCTCTTGTTGGTCGTTCATTGATTTATTTTTTATCTGATAAATATTTCTTGATATATTTTGGCAGATATTCAGTCTGATGTTTTTCTTCTGCAAGTTCTTTGATACATTCAAGATAGTGTTCAATCATTTCTTCAAACTCGTATGTGTGAATCTTGAATGTTGATTTGTCGAATTTCAGCTGTTTCGTGATTTCGATTCAGTATTTCTCAATCATTCGAATTGCGTATGCTCATTCGTTTCAATTCAACATCACATTGCAGTGTTCACATCAAGCGTGGCAGTTGATTTCACTGAATTTGTATTTCTTGAACGTTCTTTTGCGAAAGTGCATATTCTGTGATTCTGTTCGATGTCATTTTCGTGAACACAAAGGGCAGTGAACTATTCAATGCTCATCACAATCACGCAATCTGATGAATACTGAAAAGATTCTATCAAGCTTTTCTTCAAGTTTTTGTCTGTCAGATTTCTCGATTTTTCACATAAAAAAATAAAGCGTGAAATAAATACTCACGTATCTTCAACGCTCTACTCAATTTGTTTGTATCTTATGTCAACATCATTCTATATTTTTTTTATTCAAAACGAAATCATTTTGAAAAAAGCTGACTTTTTATTTGTCAGCTTCTTATATGTTGAATTTCTTTACAAATACATCTTGATATATTTCTGCAAGTCGCTCACACGCAGATATTTCACAGCAAATCAGCGTTCTTTTGTTCTGCTGATGTTGTTGTCGATTCTCACTGGAATATATTTCGCACGATTCTTCATCACGGTCGTGATATGTTTATCATCAAGTCGTGCGATTTCTGTTGCTGAAAAACATTTCAGCATTGATTTATTCAATTCGGTTTTCATCTACATATTTTGAAATAAAATCTTTGATTTGTGATTCATCATTGAATCTGTTTTCAGTATCTCGTTCATCTTTTTCAAATCGAGTATAATATTCAATGATTTCTTTCACTTTGACTTTCATTGGGCGATTCTCTTTCTTGTGAATCTGATTCAATCGTTTTGAATCAAGATATTCTTTCAATGTCATCATTGTGTTTCTGAATAAAGTGAAATAAATATACATTTTATAGCATAGCATTCAATTCTTTTTGCATTGATTCCATTCTTGCACAGTATTCGTTGAAGTCATCTTCATACATTCATCTATCACGCTCTTGAATCAATCGTTCTTTTCAAAGCTTCTTCAATATCTTTCGGCAAGACAAGAATGTTTCTCTTGCAACTTCATCTCTTTCATTCTTTGGAATTCAAGTCTTGTTCAAGAATCGGCTCAAATCTGATTCAAGAAATTTCAAATCTTGATTCTTCTGTCTTTCTTCAACTGAAAATTCATCTCGAATCTGGCTTCTCAAAAAATACAATGCTCAATATAAGTATTCAGATTCTGTGTGCTTCTTGTATCATTCTCATTTGAATCAATCATTTGTAAGTTTGAAACTGTATCATCATCAAAAATCTTTCTTTCGATAATCATCTGCAACTTCAATTTCTTTGATTGGGCTTGTCTTCACTTTTCAGATATAGCATTTGTGTCTGTTTTTGATGTTGTTCATTCTTATTCTGCTTCTGAATTCCAACGCATTTGCATAGTGTTTGAATACGTGGTCGTATTTTTCTCAATACTTGTGCGTTGTGGTGATTTGTCGTGCTTTCATTGATGTGTATTATTATGATATAAATTGATGAACAAACATATATGCTTCTTCAACATAATCATCAAGGTCAGTTGATTGTGTGATTCAAGTATCTTTTTCAAGTGCTTCAAAATATCTTTCTCTTATTTCATACAGCTTTTTTCAAAAGCGTTTTGAATATTTCTCGACATCTAATCAAAGACAATCAAGAATGTCGTCGCTGTCGATGTAATTTGTATCGATGAATGCTTCAAGCAACGAATACAATGTTTCTGTTCTTATCATCTGAATTGTTGTTGTGAAATAAATATTCGGAAGAAGTCTATTTGACTTCTTCCATTTCTTCAACGATTGGCTTGTTCACAGCAATCACAACTTTCAATCACTTGATTGTCATATACTGTGCAACACGGCTGATTCATTCAAGCTCGATTTGATTGTAATACGCTCTGAATCAAATTGCAGATTCTGTTCAATGTTTCTTTCGCATTTTCTCGAATCTGTTTCTGATGTCATAGATTTGGTCATACAAATCGAGTCTTGTTCTTCTTGTTGTGTCTTTCATTGTTGATATGTGATTATGAAATAAAATACTATCTTGTTTCAAAGCAAATTGTGTTTCGAAGTTTCTCATTCAATTCTTCTGCTCTTGCGAGAAATTCTCACAAATCTTCATCATCTCTTTTCACAAGTCTTGATACAGCGTTGTATTCTCAATCGAAGTATTGTTTGATTGTTGCTGTTTTCTCTTTCGTATCGAATACAATTTCTCAACTGTTGTATTCAATGATTGAATCATCATCTTCATTGATTTCTCGGTCATTCTGATGAATCTGTGAACTGAATCATCTTCAAGATTTCAAGCATTGTTCGAAAGCGATTAGTTCAAGCACATATTCTTGATGTGCGATTGCTTTCTCTTGTTCATAAGTGTTTGTCATTTGATGTGTTTGTAAAGGAATAAAGCGATATTTCGTGATGTGTCATCTCATCATCACGATATATATATACATTTATTATATTCAATTGCAAGAGAAAAGTCAAAAAAATATACACTTTTTTCACTTTACAGATTGACAATGTTCTTTTTTGTGTTGTGGTATTGTTTGAGAATACAGAAAAAGCATAGTTCTTGACTATGCTTTCTTTGGTTTTTTCATAAGTTCTTGAACAAGCTCGTGTGCAATCTGTTTCATTCTCGGCAGATTCTTGATTGAATCTTCTGACAAACGATTCAGTTCTTCGATTTTCTCTTTGTTCATTATAAGATTCAAAGCAAATCTAAACTCAAAACAATGCACAACGTGATGAAGAATATTGAACAGAATATGATTCATCAATATATCAAACATCATAAACATCATCAAATAGTGTCTTTCATTTTGGCAATTTTTATGATATAAATATTATTTTTTGCTTCAAAATTTCGCATTTTTGAATCGTGTGATAATCATTTCTGGTGGCTCTTTTTTCTGTTCTTCTTCTTGATTGTTCTGTTTCAATATTTCAATCACTTCTTTCAAATGCTGATTTTCTTCTTTCAGTTTGAAATTTTCTCTGGTGATTCTCATCACGATTTCATATATCGTGTTTTTTGTGGCATTCTTTTTCACAAATTCTTCTGCTGTGAGATTCTCGAAACAGATTCTTCTTCTTGATTTGATTTCTTTCATATTATTTCAAAAAAGAATGTAAAAGGTCCAAAGGTCGAAACGAAATCGAAAGCAACATCAGAATCACATTTTCAAGTGTATATTTTTTCAACAGCTCAACGAACATTGAATCATCTACACTCAATCTTTCAACATCAATCTTGTCTGTTTCACACAATCGTTCAATGAACAAATATTTTTTGCTCAATATTTCTGATTCGAAACATTGCATTCTGTTTTCAGTTCGTTCTTGTCTTGTCATTGGGTCATTGTTCGTTTCAATCTCGAACTGATTCAACAAATCAACGAGTTTCTTATAGTCTTTTTGCTCTTTCTTCTTCATCGTTTGATTGTTCATCAGATAAAATTTCAGACTTCAATTGTTTGTAGTCTTTCAATCATTCTGCATTTCGTCATTCAAGCACGTGAATTCTTGCGAACAATCTTTCAATTCATTTTCTCAATCTTTCATTTTCAGTTTCAAGATTGTCAATTTTTTTCAAATCTGAACAGTGTTTTCATCGCAATATGTCATATCTTTTTTTCATCTTTTGATGTTTTCGATTCAATTTCTGATATTCTGTTTCTGTATCGAAGAAACGACTTCTCAAATATTCATTTTCTTCATCAAGTCAGCTCGTTTCTGCAATCATTTCTGAAAGCTGTTCATCTTGTATCTTGCGACATCTTGAACATCGAAGTGCTGGTCATCAATTGAATCTGTCTGGAATGATTTTGTTGCAAATTCTACAATGATTCATTTGTGTTTGTGTTGTATGAAATAAAAAGTGCGTATTCTTGAATCAGTTTGTCGAGTTTCTTTCTCAATTCTGCTGATTCGATTATGTCATCAGTTGCGTTTCGTTTCGCTTCTGTATCACGTATCATTCTTTCGTATTCATCTTTGAACACTTTCGCTTCATCTGAATGATACGTGATTCTGATTTCATAGTCATCTTGTTTGTATCTTCTTTCTTTGACTGTATAAGCTTTCACATACAATTCTTTTTCTGCTTTCTTCTTTCTCTGTCTTGCATTCAATTCAATCTTGATTGCTTCTTCTTTTGAATATCATTTCTGTATTCTTCAATAGAATTTCTCACGTGGTGGCTTCGGCTGTGGCTGTTGTTTGTATCGTTCAAGCTCTTTCGCATATAATTTGCTTCTGACTGCGAATTCTCTTTTTTCGACTGGCTTCAATGCGTCAAGTGGGAATATTCAACGCTTGATTCTTTGATAATACACAGACATCGAACATTTCGGTCAAAGAAATTTGTCATACAGTTCTTTCATTTGTGATTTTCTCATTTTGTTTTTCAGTATAAGATAAAATTTATCTTCTGATACTGAATTCACTTGCATTGACTGTTCAATAAATTGTTCAAAGACACGCTTTCATATTTCTTTCTCGATTTCAATCAGATGTTGCGTATCTTTTTCAATTGTCATCTCGTGATTGACAGCTTCAAGCATTTGATAAACATCAAAGCGTTTGAATCTTTCACAAATATCTATTGTTCAGTGTCTTTCATATATCTTCAAGTCAAGATTCCATAAGTGCATAAGTTGGTCTGTCTCATCTGTCGTTGCTTCATACACTTCAAATGTTCTTTCATCAAGCTCATCTGTTTCATCAGCTTGTTTCAGCGATTGTGATACATAGAATCACTCATTCTTTGATTCAATAGTGATTCTCTACTGCTCGAATCTGTGAAGCGTCAAGTCAATATGCTGTTGCAAGATTCTTGAATTTCTCGTGTGAATCATTTCATTCAACAATTGGCATTTCTTGTGCGTCTCAACTTGCATTCAATTTTCAAGGTGTTCGGTCATCAAGATGATTCACACAATCTCGTTCATATTTTTCAAATAATTCAATCGAACATATTTCGCTGTCATCTGGCGATTCAGATTTTTTTTCTGAAATCTGCAATCAATACTCATTCAACAATCTGCTTTTTGCTTCTTCATTTGCTTTGTTCAGTTCATCTGCTCTTGTTTCAAGCTGTTGCAATTCTGATTCGTTCAATTGAATCTGATTCAATATTTCTTGAATTGGCTCTGATTTTGCGAACACTGTTCTGTTCAATAATGATATTCAAAGCACAATCACGATGATTGTGAATATTATGCTCAATAAATAGATAAGTCTTTGTTTCATACTAATTGATTAAGGAATAAAAAGCTTCTCGTTCGGGTTTCAATTGTTGGGTCTTCTGGTGTGCTTCAAGAATTGAAATGTTCAATGCTTGTTTCAAAGTCATCATCATTTCAACTCTTGCAAGCTTCCATTCTCATTTGCAAATTGCGAACAATTTGTCTTTTTCTATCGATAATCATTTATTGATGATTTTGTCTTTTGTTTCTGTCATTTTGTTTTGATTAAATTGTAAAGTCTTTCTTCATTGATAATTTTATCACATTGATGTATTCAACAACATTGTTTGCTTTGTTCATCAGATTCTCATACGTTGCTTTTGCTGTAATCAATGCAAGTTCACGTTCAAAGAACTCATTGTCGCAAAATGCTTTTGCTGTTGTATCTGTGAAAATCTTTTTTCAATCTTTGTCTTTCTGGTCTTTCAACTCAATCAGACGCAATCAATAATCACGGTCGAATACAAGTTTGTCTTCAAGATATTTTGATTTGATTTCAATCACTTTGTCTTCAATCACATCTTGAAGTTCAAGTCGGTCGAACATATCTTGTTCGTTCAGCTTCAATCATTTCTTTTTGAATGATTCATATTTGTCGATTATTTCTTGAATGTTCATTTTTATTTCAGTCATAAGAAATTAAAGATTTTGTTGATTTTTGATTCAAGTGTTTCGTTTGATTCTGATTCTTCTTTCGTGAAGATTTTTCAATCAAACAATTCTTTCTGTTCAACGTTTGTGATTGGCTTTTCTGCTTCAATCTTCTTTTCTTTCTCAAACTGTCTTTGTTGCTTTTCAAGTTCTCTTGCACATTTTATGCACAACGGCTGAATCATTCTTTGTGAATCTTTCGTTGTGTCTTTTCTGAAAAATTCAAGACTGCTGGGCTTCAATTCTTTACACACACGACATCTTGTGAATACAACATCTGTCTCAACACAGATTCTCACATTTTCGAAGTGATATTTTCAAACACTTCTGATTCTTTTTTTCTCTTGTTTCATTTTTGTTGAATAATTAAGTGATAAAAGATTATTTCACATCAGCTCGAACATCAGCAATTTTCATTTTCATCTCTTTACTGATTGAATATCACAACTTTTGAATGTCAGTCAATAATGATTCTGACTTATCAAATTTTTTCAAATAATCTGTATTTTTTGAAAGTGCTTCAAGTTGCTCTTTGTTGAATCGTTTTGTTTCTTTTTTAGTTTCAGCTTTTTCTTCTGCGTTTCATTTGTTCGTTGTATCTGAATCAATTCAATCGTCGCATAAAAACATTCAATTCAGTGCATATTTTCTCGCATAAGAACTTGAACTTCAAGAAATTTGGCTTCAATCTTGTCAGCTCTTTTCTTCTTCTTCTCTTGCAAATGCTGTTGTTTCTGCAATCATCACTCAATTTTCATTTCGCAATCTTGCAGTTGCTTTCACATAGAATCTTCATCAAGTGATTGAAATATCTTCTTTCTTTCACTTCTTTGAATCGTCTGTATGTCTTTGATATGTTCTGTCTCAAACACACACGATTTCATCTTCAAGTGTCAAAGCCAGATTCTGTTCTGCAAGAAGTGGCTTCACAGCTATGAGAATATCTTCACAGCTTCTATAATGGTAATTTCAGAAACTGTTGTATTGTGATTTTGGTGCTTTCAGTTTCTGTTGAATTTCTATCAATCTTTTCATTCTCTTGATTTTTTAAGGCTAAAATTTGGGTAAGTTTTTTTGAATCGGCGGACTGTTTCTTTTCTTTTTTCGATGTCATCACCGAACAGCTCAATATATTCATCATAGTTCTTGAAGCCGATTCTTTTCAAGAATATTTTGAATAGTGGCTGTGTTTCTCGTTCTGTAATTCATTCAAGTGGCATTTTATTGATACTTTTGAAGTAAATTTTGCACGATTGAAACATTCACACGCAATCATTTTTTGATTCTTTCATCAATCTCTTTCTGTAATTGCTCACGCACGAATCTATCTTGTGAATAGATTATTTGCTCAACATCTGAAAGTTTCTTCTTCGATACTGTTTTGATGTTTCATTTTGCAATTGCTGTGTCTCAAATCTGAACATACAAATCAGCTGTTTTTCGCAATTGCATAACTTGTTCAAATGGTGCTGGCGTTTCGAATATTGCTCAATCGTAGCATTCGACATAAGTCATTTCTTTGTAAACTTTGATTTCGTTCATCATTAAATTGTGGGTAAAACGATTTGATTTGTTTGTGCTTTTCATACATCATTCTTGCAAGCTTGCATAAGAACTGCAAGATTTCTGTATATTGATTCTGGCGATGTGATTTTTGAAACGTGGTATTTGTTTTTTGAAATCACGTTCAGAATCAATTCAAGCGTTTCATTTCGTGTGTATCTTCATTCTTTTATCGATTCAAGCTTGTTCAGTTTATCAATCAGCATTTTTGCATATCTGCGATTGTTCTTCACTGTTCAATCTATTAGTCATCAATTAAATGATTTGATAATTCACAAACAAAGATTCACATCTGGGTTTCAATATTCAGAATCTTTTGATTCTGTATCATCTGATAAGATGATATTATTTTCTTTTTCTATTTTCTCTTTTCTATTTTCTATTTTGCTTTTTTTCGCTTTCGATTCGGTTTCAGTTGGGTTTCAGTTCGGTTTTGTTTCGGTTTTGTTTTGGTTTTTTGGTCTTCATCATTTCTTTCAGTTTTCTGTATTCTGAACTGAAATTTCTTTTCATCTGTCAATCATAGTTCTGAAAGAAATGAACATCGCTTCAAGAATTGGGTCATTTGATTCTTCTTCTATTCAATAGATTCAATATTGAACAATCTTTCGACACAAATCTTTCGCAAGCTGTTCGTTTCATTCTGCAAGTTTCGTGATTGAATCAGCATACAGTTTCAGAAATGTGAATTTTTCTACTTCTTGCATTCTGCTTTGAAGAAAAAATTGAAATAAAATTTTCGAACTTTCTTTCATCACATACATCAAATGAGAAACGGAATCGTGAAGACATATAGTCCAGCTGGCGTGAACATTCACACAATAATGCTCACAACTATTGCAACAAGTCATCTGATTCTCATCTGATTTTTGCGAATGAATAAAAAGATTCGAACTCTTTGAAAGTCCGAATCTTACACACACATCAATTCAGACAATCAAAGATGTTGGTCGTTCATTCAACACCTTTGATTCTCTAAAATAATGTGATGTTGTTTTGAACGACAGTCAAGTTTGTCTGCTGTCGTATCGGTTGACATAAGCTACTCACAAATTGGTAGAACTTGAAGATACGATGTGTCTCTTGAAAAATGTCATCAATTTTTTGCAATCAAAGACTTTTTCATCAACACTTTCAAACTTAACTGATTCAAGTATAATAAAAAAATTTTTTTTGTCAAATTTTTTAGCACTTTTTTTTATAAGAAAAATTTTATTCAAAATTTTCAATTCTGAATTGATATTTTCAAAATGTGAAAATCATCTTGTTTTGACTTTTTTGAAAAATATTATATTTTCACGGTTGAAAAATTATACACGAATCGAATCATATTGTTCAAGCAATCGTGAATCGTTCAAATGATAATAGTGAAGCGTGATTTTTGGGTCTGTATGTCTCATCAATCTCGTTGTTGCTTGTTGTGATAATCAAGAATAAACACAACGCATTGCGAATGAATGTCTTTCTTGATGAAGACAAAGTGTTTTGTTCTTCGGAATCATTCATTCTTTCTTCATTCTTCTCACAATCAAAAGAAAATGTCTTCATAATAAGTGAGAACTGATTTCTTTTCACTTTTCTTTCTGTCATAAACAGATGAAAAGCTTTTCAATATCAAGATGTTTGTATTTCTGATTCAATAGATTTTCATATTCAAAAACTTTCTTTTGAAGCTTTTCAGAAAAGAAAACAGATTCATATCTATTTCACTTCACAAGAACTTTGAATTGTCTGTTTTCATTGTGAAAATCTTTGAACTTACATCTGACAATTTCAGATTTTCTCAATCAAGTTTCTCGTGGTATTTCAATCATCAGTTCATCACGCAATCTGATTTCTTCTGATTTTGAAAATAGTCTGATTGCTGTGTGCATTAGTTGATAATCTTCTTCGCTCATTGGCTCACGTTTCACTGGCTCTTGTTTGAACATCGGAATCTGTTCTCGATTGAATCTCATCTTCATTCATATCATATTGCAGAACTTGAAAAAACATCTGATTGCACAAATCACATTGTATTCTGCACATCTGCTCGGTATTGTTCATCTGCAATTTTTGTGCGTTCTGTAATATACAAGATATTGAATGATTTCATATAGTTCGATTTCTTCAAGCTTGAATTGTGGCTTGATAGAAACAAGATATTTTCAGAAGTTTCTTATAATATAGAAGCGATTGATATATGAATTGTGATTTCTGACGTTTTCTTCATAATCACGTCGCTGTTGTAATACATCATTGAATTCGTTCATAGCAAAAAAACATAAGCATATAAAAATATGTGTGTTTCATAAGCTTATGTCAACTGCTTGAATATATATATTTTTCTTAAAATGTCAATGTATTGACATTCGAAAGTGATTCTGTATATTGATTTCATTTATATCATAAGTCGTTCAAAATGGCAGAAGAAAAGGCAAAAAAGCCATTGCATAAGAAATGGCGATTTCGAGTGATTGTTTTCATCTTTGTTTGTTGAATATTGAACAGTCTTGCGAAAGATTG